TGTACCTACAACAGAGACGACTAAGAGTGAAGATAGTAAATAAAAGAGCTATTCAAGCTCATCCAGTTCCTGATCACGAAGTTATGACCTTGGGGCCTTTCCCACCAGAGGTTCTTCAAGACCCTGAAATTATCTATGACTACACTCCTGCTTTATCAGAGGATGGCGCAGACTTCTTGCCAGGCGCTACTGCTCAGAATAATTTTAGACCGCCTAAGTATTTAAGATGCAAAGTCTGTTTGGCAAGAGTATTAGAGACAGAGACTGAGCTTCACGTTTGTGAGGAATAATGGCTGGCAGACAAAGAGGGTTTCACTACTACCAACAGCGCCAAAAGCAAGTAGAGCGCGAAGGTGATATAAAAACTAACCTTGTATTTGGCATGGCTGACAAGACTAATTCAACCTATTTAGAGGATAAATATAAGAGCGTTGAAGATAAATATGGAATTGAGTTTGCCCAACCTGTTGAGCGTAGAGCCGCACCTACCACTAACGCAGCAAGGCCTAGGGCTTTAAATCTGGCTTACATGAAGGATACTGAGACTCTTCTAGTCCAGTTTAGAGATAAGACCATTTGCGAATACTCTAATATCCCTATTGAAATCTGGCAGGACTTAAAGGTTACCGACTCTACTGGTAAGTATATGAAGGACTCTGGGCTAGACTCTGCTGGGTACAGGAAAGTAGGCAAGAATCAGTTCCCTCAGGAAATTAGTGTACTATTTGACTGATGAAATCATACGGACCACTATACGGCGGAAAACTACAGTATTGGCATAGAGACCTATTGCCTATTGTAGAGATCGGCACTACCCAAGAGACAGAGTCTCCTTACAGATTAGGTAAGTGCCTAGTACTCCGCATTCCCTTTACCCACCCAGGCTTTTACTTTGGTTTATGGTTTAAAAAGCCTAATATAGATTTAGATGATGAAGACTCAATAGATGCACTTCTATACCGAGCAATGAAAGGCAGAGACGCCTGGAGACCACAAGATGGATTATTTGATGAAGCTTTTTTCCAAGAATAAAAAGCCGTGGGACAAACCTTTCTCTGAAAAGGTGGCTAAACGAGTATCTAGACTGCAAACAGCTGAGATTGAAAGCTGGGTAGATCAATCACTTTATGAAATTGGTAGATGTTTATCTATGTACCAAAGGACTAGAGACGACATGTATTTAGATGAAGCTTTACTGGGCTCAGAGGCCGCCCATGCAATGCTCGACTCTCTTAGAAACAGAACTCCAAGACGTTCTTAGGATTTGTCGATAAATAGACATTTCTGCTAGAATTGTCTACGCCTCTCTTCCTCTCCCCGTAGATGGCATAAGAGCCTAGGTTTAACTACTTAGGCTCTTTTTTTTAAAATAGACTAGGCGTATATGGAACAATTAATCGACGAAGAAGACGAGTTCTATCCAGATGAACTTGAGGACGAAGAGCCTGAAATTGAAGAAGGCGAAGACGACGACGGGCTGGATGAACTCTCCAAGGAGTTTGTCAAAAATCTAGTAGACCGTTGCGTAGAATTTCAAACCGCTCTTGTAGGTCACGAACTTCACCCATATCAAATGCCTTTGGCTAGACGCATTATTGAGTCTATAATTATTAACGATAGTGAAGAGATAACAGCTCTGGCAGCCCGTCAGTCGGGTAAGTCAGAGACTATTGCTAATACCATTGCAACTTTGATGGTTCTACTACCACGTTTAGCAAAGATGTACCCAGACCTTCTCGGTAAATTTAAAGATGGCATTATGATCGGTATGTTTGCTCCAGTTGAAGGTCAGGTAGAAACCCTATTTGGTCGTACAGTAAACCGCCTTACTAGCGAGCGAGCACTTGAAATCCTTGGTGACCCTGAGATTGATGACAGCGTAGGCAGAGTTGCGGGAGTAACCCGTCAAATTAAATTAAAGAATTCTGGCTCATCTCTAATGATGATGACAGCTAACCCTAGAGCTAAAATTGAATCTAAGTCCTTCCATCTTATTGTTATTGATGAGTGCCAAGAGGCAGATGACTTTGTAGTATCTAAATCTATTGCTCCTATGTTGGCTTACTACGCTGGAACTATGGTTAAAACAGGGACTCCAACAACACACAAAAATAACTTTTACAACAGCATTCAACTAAATAAACGACGTCAGACTAGTAAGAGCAGGCGACAAAATCACTTTGAGTGGACTTGGCGTGACGTTATTAAAGTTAACGCTAACTATGAGAAGCATATCAAGCGTGAAAAGCTACGCATTGGAGAAGACTCAGACGAGTTCCAAATGTCGTATAACTGCAAATGGTTGCTAGAAAGAGGAATGTTTGTAACCTCTACTGCAATGGATAAGCTGGGCGATACCTCTATGGAAATTGTTCGTGCTTGGCATAGAACCCCTGTAGTTGTAGGGATTGACCCAGCACGTAAGATTGACTCAACTGTAGTAACTGTGGTGTGGGTAGACTGGGACCGTCCAGATGAGTTTGGTTACTACGACCACAGAGTTCTTAATTGGTTGGAGCTTCAAGGAGATGACTGGGAAGACCAGTACTTCCAAATCACTAAGTTCCTTGAAAACTATAACGTTATGTATGTTGGGGTAGACGCTAATGGTGTGGGTGACGCAGTTGCCCAGCGCTTAAAGCTTCTTATCCCTAGAGCAGAAGTTATTGCTGTAGGAAGCAGTCAGCCTGAACAATCTAAACGTTGGAAGCACTTAAAGGCTCTTATTGACAGAGAGTTAATTAGCTGGCCTGCCCACGCTAAAACTAGAAAGCTTCGTAGTTATCGTCGTTTTAGGCAACAGTTAGAAGATTTGGAAACCAAGTTTACTGGGCCAAACTTTTTAGCCAAAGCCCCTGATGAGGCTCATGCCCACGATGACTATGCAGACTCTCTAGCCATAGCATGCTCTCTAACGCTAGAACTAACCATGCCTCAGATAGAAGTGTCGTCCTCTCCATTTTTCCGTTAAGACTTTAGGCTGACTGTAACGCCTTTCTGTAGCACACTTTTACTGAGGTCCTCAACCTAATATAGGAGTAAAACAATGGCAATTGCACCAGACCCAAAGTTCCCAGAAAAATCAGGAACTGTTTATGATCGTAAGGTATCTCCAGCAACTCCTGGCCAACGTGGCCCACTTCGTTTTGAAGAAGGTATTGCTACAGATACAGACGTCCCACAAGAGTTCACAAAGGGCGCTATGCAAGGTTACACACCTGCAGCAGGTCGTCCAAACCGTAACGTGAACGTATTTGAAAAGCTTCCAGAAGAGACAATGCGTGAACGCGCACACGTTGGTTCTGCAGCTTGGGTAGAAGCACCAGATCACCTAAAGGAATTCTCTGCAGGTGGTTTTGCTGATCATGGAGATAACCGTATCGAAGAAGTTACACGTAACGGTGCTCCACAAAAAGCCGCTAACCCTTCAGTAGTCCACGACTAATTAAATAGGTTAATTCGTCCCTGCTATCCACGTGCTAGCAGGGGCGCTTTCCTATAGGAAATTACAATGGCGCTAATCACAGGCAAAGAAGTAAAAAAGGGTCCTAAGCAAATCCCTGCTAATCAAAAGCTTTGGAACATGCTTACAACTCAAGCACGTTCAAAATTTCGCACATATCCTTCCCCTGCTGCTGCCCACTGGGTCCACTCTAGATACGTTCAATTGGGTGGAAAGTTCGTAACTTCTGAAAAAGAAGTAGACCCACGTTTCCGTGATTATGCCGCTGAAGCTCAAAAGAAAAAAGAAGAAGCTCAAAAGAAAAAAGTTACCAAGTCAGTAGGCCCTAACCTCATCCGAGGTGAACGTTTCCGCTAATTGTCGATTTATACCTTTATTGACATTTATGCTAAGATTGTCCAGATTTGAAAGAGGTGATTTGTGAGCGGTATGGATTTCTCCCCACCGAGTTATCGTGCAGCCTCATCTGACCTAACCATCTCCATTTCCCCACTGGGACTTGTTGAGCTAGCTGATGAAGAATTCGAAGTACACGGTCCAAGACTAAACCGTTACTCACTTAACTGGGCAATGTATCTAGGCCATCACTGGTCTTATCGCCGTCAAACAGGCGAAACCCAAATGGTACTTAACTATTACCGTGCTTTCTCAGATTTTATTATTAACTTTACATTTGGTAAAGGCGTTAACTTTCGTAGCCCTAAAGAGACTGAGGCTATTGTCCCAGACCTCTTAGAGCGAGTGTGGGAAGTAGATAACAACAAAGCAACTGTACTTTGGGAAATAGGTCAACAAGGAACTGTATCTGGTGACTGCTTTATCAAAGTTGCTTACGAAGAGGCCTATACAGATCCAGCAGGCCGTTTACATCCAGGACGCGTTCGTATACTTCCTCTCAATTCTTCTTTTGCTTTTCCTGAGTTCCATCCACATGACCGCGAACGTCTTATCCGTTTCAAGCTTAAGTATCGTTTCTGGGGCACATCACTAGAAGGTACTCGTCAGGTATTTACTTATACAGAAATCCTTACCGACGACATTATTGAGGAGTACATCAATGACGAACTCATTGACTCGCGCCCAAACCCGCTTGGCACTATTCCTGTGGTACACATACCAAACGTTCGTATTAGTGGTAGCCCTTGGGGTCTTTCTGATTGCAATGACATTATCAATATTAACCGCGCTTACAACGAAACCGCTACGGATATTGCTGACATTGTTAACTATCACGCCGCCCCAGTCACAGTTATCATCGGTGCAAAAGCTTCTCAGCTTGAAAAGGGCGCTAACAAAGTCTGGGGTGGGCTTCCAAAAGACGCACGAGTAGAGAATCTAGAAGGCGGAGCACAAGGTCTTAAAGGAGCTATGGAGTTCCTTGCAATGATGAAGAAGTCAATGCACGAAATGATCGGTGTTCCAGAAACTGCTTTGGGACAAGCACAGCCTATCTCTAACACATCAGGCGTTGCTCTCTCTATTCAATTCCAGCCTTTGATGAACCGTTACCACCAAAAGATTGTTCAGTACGCTTATGGACTACAGCGCGTTAATGAATTAGTTCTTCTTAACCTAGCCCTTAAAGAGCCAGAGACATTTAAGTGGGACCCTAACGCAAGCACAGTTCCGCTAAAGCCAGGACAAGTATCTGAACTAGACCTTAATGACCCATTGACTTTCCGTTCATATATCCACTTCCCAATGCCACTTCCTCTTGACAAGCTAATTGCCATCAACGAAGTTCAATCCATGCTTTCTCTTGGACTTGAGTCCAAAGAAGGAGCTTTGCGTATATTGGGCGAAGAATTCCCACAGGAAAAGCTCACAGAAATCCGTCAAGAACTTCAAGATGAAGCTATGGCAGATGGAGCCCTCAAACTTATTCAAACTCAAATCGAGCAAGACATCATGGCGCTTACAGGAACTACCCCTGTAGAGCAAGGCCCAGGAGGAACTTCAACTCCAGGAAAGCCTATAGATCAGATGGCTCCAGCACCTACAGAACCAGTATTGCTAGATGATGCAACCGTTGCCGCCCAAGTTGGCGATCAAAAGGTCCGTACTCGTCTAGTAACGGAAGCCTACGGAACACAACTGCCTCAACGCAGAGTTCCAGAGGACTACCAAAAATAAAGTGATTTATACAGACAATTGAGCAATCTATTGTCAAAATAAATACTGCAATACAACCGTTAGGTCACATGTGATACGGGCTTCGGCTCATTTGGAAAACGACCCCTAGAATCAAAGGATATAAGCATGTCAGATACTGCAGAACAAATGGCATCTGCTTTTGAAGCAGAAGCTAATACAGCTCCAGTTGTAAATGTGTCGGGCGTTGACGCGCCTACTGTTACTCCTGGTGCGAATGACTCAGCTAAGTCATCTAAGTTTTATACTGAAGATGATCTAGCAAAAGTTCGTTCGCAAGAGAAGGATAAGTTGTATCCAGAAATCGAAAGATTGAAGGAAGAACTATCTGTTATCAAAAAGGAACGAGAAGAAAAAGCAACTCGTGAAGCAGCCGAGGCGGAAGCCAGAGCAGCTGAAGAAAAAGCTAAGCAAGAGGAGAACTTGGACGCCAAGGACTTCGCAAAAGCTACAGCTGAAGAGTTGCGAGAGCAGTTGGCTCGTGAGCGTCAAGAACGCGAAGCGGCCTTCGCTCTTCTGGAGCAAGAAAGAAAGTTTGCAGATTTGCAGGCTTACCGTCAACAAGCTGTTGAACAGAACCGCGAAAATATCATTCCGCAATTAATTGATTATGTTCAGGGAAATACTGCTGAAGAAATCAATGAAAGTGTTGCGAGTTTGGTTGAGCGATCTAACAGTATTTTGTCAGATGCGCAGTCTGCTTTACAGCAACAGCGCAGAGATATGCCAGGCGTTAGGGCAACCTTGCCAGGCGTTGGACCAATGGAGATCAATTCGGAATCACGTCAGTTTACTGCTGCAGATATTGCAGCAATGCCGATGAATGAATACGCAAAAGTCCGCAGTCAAATCTTGAGCGCTAAAGCTCAGGGCAAGACCAGCGGAATTCTGGGATAAAACTTAATAACTAAAAACTACTATCAAGGAGTCAAAGCCAAATGGCATCAGGTATCACAGGTACAGGCAATCTAGCCGCAGCCCCAACAGCGTACTCTGGTACAAACACCCAATTGACTCAAGCGATTCAGACAATCTGGTCCAAGGAAATCTTGTTCCAGGCTATGCCTATCCTTCGCTTTGAGCAATTTGCAGTCAAGAAGACTGAACTAGGTGTTGCACCAGGACTACAAATCAACTTCATGCGTTACAACAACCTCGGATTCGCTTCACCTCTTGTTGAAGGTGTCCGTATGCAAACTAACGCACTTACAGCTCAACAGTTCTCAATCACAGTAACAGAGCATGGTTATGCTCTTGCTGTTTCTGAGCTTCTATTGAACGCTTCATTCGATGACGTAATGGCTTCAGCCTCACGTCTTCTCGGTCGTAACATGGCTATCTACCTAGATCA